TTATTGTTTAGGACTCAGCCACTCAGGGCTTTGTGGGCGTTTGGAGACATCGGGGAATGCGGATTTATTCGGCCATTCACGAAGCAAGTCGCGATAGCTCAGCAGTTCAGAAAACTCGTCCAGGCTGATCGATGTTACCTTTCCCATGTCCTTCTCATCGCGGTGACGAGTGACAAGCCATTCGGTACGACTCAACTCCCTATCACGCCATAAGCGTTCTTGATCGGCTAGTTCTTCCGAACTCGGTGGAAGTGGTTCTGCCACAGTGGGTTGGCCGTTGAATTTAGCAATCACACGCTGGCCTTGTGACCGCGCCTTTACCATTGCTTCGAACACAACCAGCGAGACCTTCACGACATCAGAAGGCATCAGGCAGCCCTCGGTGCCAGGCACGCCATGTGTGTCAGTACGGAAAAAAGTAGTTGTAGATGGACTGAAATACACCTGAGACATGATCACCACCCCAAAGCCAGAATACGGAAGCGACCTTCACTGCTGAAGGAACCACCTCCATTCAACAAGAATTTTTGCTTGTCCCAATTCCCAGTTACCACACCAACGTTCGTTCCCCAGCCGGAGCCAATCGTGCTACTGAGAAGTACTGGAAATACCCCAAAAACTCCATTAGGGAACTCCAAAGGGAAGTACCGATAATCGTTGGCAGAGGTGCTTTCTGTCACCTCAAACACTTGCTGCATCCATCCATTTGGCAGCGCAAGAATCCCCAGGCTACTAGAGAGGCTGGTTGTCACTGCGGCGTTATGCCAGACAGGTGAGTCTGTTACCCAGGCAATAGGATTGGCACCAGCCGCGACACTTCTGATTCTGACTTGGCCGTTACTGACNGTGAGGGTAGAAGCTGCTCTGGAGGTGTCATGACGCATCCAAACGCTACCGNNCCAGTAACAGTTCTGGCAGACAGACGCTTCTTCTTGAGCGGACAAAAAGCCATAAGCNGCTGCATGTAGGTCGATGCTACCGCCAGACAGTGGATTGATATTTTTGATGGCATCCGTAATTCCATAGCCATCAATCGACGTGGGCTTGNCTGACAGGTTCGCAAAAGTCGCATTCCCACTGTCCCACAGCTCCCTGACTGNTCCCCAGGCAATCGGGTTTGCACCTGCCGGTGCCTTGCGAACGGTCACCCGTCCGCTGTCAGCCGTAATGCTAACCGCTGGCGCTGATGTGTTATGACGCATCCAGGCGCTGCCATTCCAATAGCAGTTCTGGCAGAGAGATGCTTCACTTTGCGCAGATAGAAACCCATAAGCAGCCCCGTGTATGTCAATGCTGCCACCTGGCAGTGGATTAACATTTTGGAGTGCATCGGTGATGCCATAGCCCTGCAAGCTTGTTGCTTTGTCCGCCTTCGTTGCTAAACCGTTGATAACGTCAGTGGCAAAATTGGGATTGTTGTTAAGGGCGCGAGCAAGTTCCTCAATCGTATCGACAGCACCAGGTGCAGAGCCGATCAGCCGAGCAATAGCCGTCTCAATGTTCGCGTTGGTTTCCGCTTTAGTGAATGCATCACTAATGCTGTAGCCCGCGAGAGTGGTTGGACGCTCCAACAACCCCGAAAACTTCGCATTGCTCGCGTCCCAAACGGGTGACATTGTCTGCCAAATGATTGGATTTTGGCCTGCCCCCGCACGCCGTACATAGAACTGCCCCCCATCTACTGTGACACAGATAGCTGGTCTGCTGATGTCGTGGCGTAACCAAGCAGTACCGGAGTAATAGCAATTCTGGCAAACCGAAGACTCGCTGGGTGCGGTTACAAAAGCGTAGCTGGCGCCGTGGAGGTCAAGGCTTCCGCCTGGCAACGGGTTATTGTTGGGGAGCGCTTTACCTAAGGCCAGCGCAGCCAACGCCCTGACTGCCTTCAGTACCTGCGCGTCGTCAGCGGGGTCCAGGTCAATGCCCGCGCCCTGAACCAATCCAACGAGTTCCCGTTGAACAGCGTTCAACCAGGGTGCCCTGATCAGTGTTGCATCAACACCCGCTCCCGGATTGCCCTCTGTGTACTCCCCACTGGCATTTGCGGTACTAGTACTGTCTCCGATCTTTTGCATTAGTTGTCTCCGTAACCAAACAGTAAAATGGACTCGGCGGGCTTCATTTGGCCCAGACGGCACTCAAGTGCTTTGTTGCCCCATGCCGTTAAGGGATCACCCGCGCCCGTGATTCCGGCTCGGGCATGACTGGTGGTCACGGCCGGTGCGTTGACGCGCCAGGTAAAGTTCCAGTCGCCACCGTTGATAGCATCACCGGCCCGAGCGATCCCCGCACGGGCAGGCCTAAAGGTGGTGATGGTTATGTCGTAGCCAAGGGACTTGGCCAGGGCGATAAAGAAGGCCTTGCTCTGACCCGCACGCCCTTGCAGCTTGCTGACTACGGCTTGCACACGTTGACCAACGGTTTGGGCCTGGCCTATCAGGCAAGGATCGGGCAAGGCCAGCACACGCTCCCAATCGGCCAAGCCCTCACCGGAGTCCGGAAAGATTGTGCTGTAAACCCTGTTCGCCTGAGCGTCTGCCAGGTTCATGGCATTGGCTTCGGCCTCGATGGTCGCGGACAAGTAAGGTGCAGTGCCATCGTAGGAGACAGGGGGCAACAGGAGCCTTAGTTGGTCGGCGAGCGTGGTCATTCCAGCAGCCCCAAGGTGATGGTGCCAGGGCGAATCCAGCCGATCAGTGTGGGGTCATCAGATGCCAGGACGTTTCCGACGGGGGTAATAACAGCACGATCCAAGACGCCAGCCAGGTTGTTGATCATGGCTTCGATTTGGGAGCGCTTGAGCGTATCGCCTGGCTTCAAGGCGCCCAGGAGGATGTTGTAGGCCTTCTGCGCGGCAGCCTGTACGTCGGTCATCGTGAAGTCGGGAGCCAGCTCAATTTTGGCAGTGGAATCGACAGTGCGAATGGTGGGCGCATAGACCCATACGTTAGCGATAACTGAGCATTGGCTCTCAATGTGCGCTTTGCATGCAGTGATGACCTCGGCCGAGGGAATGCCGTTAGTGCCCGTGATAACCACATCAACAGTGCCGCCACCTCGACGCCGAGGAATCGGCAGCGCATTGGCGACGCCTTCGACCTCCAGTGCCCAGCGGCGGTAGTCGTAGGTCGCGCCACCGGCTGGGGGCGACTGGATTATGTCCAGGTAACGTGCCAGCAAGGATTCGATCTTTTCCTGATCTTCGCCGCCCGTGGTCTTGCCAATGAATGAAGCGTTCGCGTCCATGCCCAAGGGCGGACTGGTGAGTACCAGGGCGCCAGTCAGGTCGTTGAGGGCAGAACCGACTGTCTGGGCCTCGACTAGGACTGAGGCGGTGCCGCTGGTGCCAAGTGTCGCGCTAGTTTTAGCGGTGAACAGTTCGCCCGTGACGACGTGCTTCAAGGTTGCGCCGACCAGCAGCGTGACACCCTGCGTACCTTTCAAGGCGGCAGTGCCGGTACCGGCTACCGGGTCTTTGCGTAGCACGCCCCGAATGGCGGCGGCGTGAACCAGTTCCTCTTCGTCAGCGGTGTCTGGGAAGATCTGACGGTACAGCCAAGCCAGTTTCTGATATAGCCCTTCGATGGCCGATGCCACGGCAGCCGAACGCACGTAGTTGTCGCTGTCCGGGCCGATATCGGCTTCGGCCTGGAGGTTGCGAATGTCGCGCAGGATGCCCCGCAGAATCGCGTCCAGGCCTGGAGCAGTAAAAGCCATGTCAGTTCACCCTTACAGGTTGGCGAAACACCTGCGGATTGCCGGTGGCGTCGGTGATGTCGATTTGCAGGTTGAGCCAGCCGTTGTGGGGCTGCTCGGCGGTGATGGTGATGTCTTGGGCGCGGCCGTCATCGAGCAGCGGCTGGAGCGCCTGCTCGGCGTACTGCTTAGCGATCTTGCCGACCCGTGGCAGGTCTTTGGAGCGTTTCAGCTCATGCAGACGGGAGCCCACGGTGGTGTCTTTCCACCAGGTGCCGAGGGGTGTCATAAGGCGGATGTAAACGGCGTTGCCCAGCGTATTGATACGCTGGCCCGTCAAGTCGCCAGTGGTTGGGTTTATGCCTGCGTCCATAGGTTGGCATACTGGCGCGCAGGCTTGATCAAGTGAGTATCAGCGGGGTTTAAGGTTACTGAGGCGGTTCTGGCGGTGGCCCTTTGGGGTGGCCGTGCGCGTTATACAGATCGCGATCTTCCTGCATGCTTCGGGTATGGTCGGTGATCTCCCCATCCGCCTTGATATCACCAGTCTGTTCAATCAGTGGCGTTTCAAAGCGCACTTTGGTCTTGGCCTTGACCACAAGCGTGTCGGTTTCAATTTCGATCAACCGGCCGCGCTTCATGTGGATGTAATCGCCTTCATCGGTATACAAAGCCACCTCGCCATCCTTGACCACGACCCGATAACGCCCATCTTCACTTGCTACGACAACCGTGTGCTTGCTGTTACCGCCTACAGGGATCGCGATAAACTCAGCACCAGGCAACGGCGCCGAACTGAATCCATAGTGCTGCATCAGCTCCCCTGAAACGGACTCACCCGCAAGCCCTTCCATTTCAATGCCAATCAACGTGCCATGGGTATTACGTGCCGCCGTACCCCGAAACGCCTGGCGTACGTTGCTCATCACCCGACTGACCTGATCGCGCACCAGGCGCGCCATATTGCTCATCATGCCCCCCTGATAATTTCGATTAATGCCGCGTCGGGGTTACCTTTCTTACTCTTGCCCTTGCGCTTTTTGGTGGGGTTGCTGTCCAGCACCCACATCTTGTCTTCACGCAACCGCAGCTCAGTGATAGGCCCTTCGCCACGGGTCAGGCGCAAGGTGCGGGCCATCAGGAAATACGTTGCGTCCAGCCCATGGGGCTCGCTACGCACGATGACGCGCTGACCTGGACTCCAGACCTGACCGTTATCAGCACGGTGGCCCATGACCACAGCGCGGATCTCGAAACCCTCCAGACGACTATCGGCCAGAAGTTTGCGGGCACGGGTGGTAGCCATGTCCTGGTTCTCGCTGGAGCTGTCGATAATCACCTTCGGCCGGAAGATCCCACGACGGGCCAGTGTTTCGTCCTGGATGACCGAACGCAGGTGGGCGCGCTTGCTGTCCAGGCCGTCATTGTCGTACTGGCCGTGCTGGCCCAAGACGGTGATCTGGCTGTAGCGGTTGGCGATAGAACGCCGCACGCTGAGGCGCTGGACGTTATTACCGACGCCGTCTTCCCGCATGATCAGCGTGCCCACTGGCGCGGCGTTGTAGTCCGGCCCGCCAATGATCAGTCGGCCATCAGGCTCGACCCACGGCCACAGGCCGTTGGCCTCGGCGACTTGGAGCAATGCCTCCCATGCGCTTTGACCTGGCTCGACCTGCACACGGCGCCTGGTCTTGGCCTGGGCAGCGCGGATTTCTATTTGAGTGATGCCCAGCGGTTTTACGACCTGATCCAAGATCTGCGCCAACGTGGCTTCCCGCATCGAAACGAACGGCGCGGAACAGTCGACCAGGGGCGCCGCACGGTCCCGGCCAGTGATGCGCATAGAGATACCCTGACGGGAGATGTCGTGTTCAAACTCGTCGATCTGGCCGGTCAGTACGCGATCCTTGCCCAAGGTTAGCGAGCACGGCGCGCCCTCGGCCAGCACACTGGGCAATCGGGTGGCGTCCTTGGTGTACAGCTCCAGTTCGAATCCATCAGCGGCGGTCAGCAGGTCCGACTCAACTGACCAGCCGTCCCATTCTTCATGCGCCAGGCCACCAATGGAAAGGCGTATGGATTCGTCCAGAAGGTTACTTGGCGTAGGCACGTAGCACCTCGCCAGCTTCAATGTTGTGCGGGGTTTTCAGGGCCGGATTCAGGCGGATCAGCTCGACAGCGCGGGTGTGGTCGCCGTACCAGCGGTGGGCCAAAAGGCGCAGGCTTGCCGGAGTTTCAACCACACGTTCCAGCATTGGCGGGCTTTGCAAGATGACCTGGCGGGCACGGGCCTGGATCAATGCGGCGACGTTGCGTAACGCCTCAATGACCGGCCGAGCGGTTTCCACGTCGTAGAGGTGACGTTGCAGAAGGATGGACGACTGCACCAAGGAGCGCACCAGGTTAACCAGGCCCTCCAACTCCAGCGGGCTTAAGGTCGGCGTGTCGGCTTCGTCCTCGATGACGGTAGCCACCGCCTGGGCGTGGGCCAGCGCCAGTTCGGTGATGACCAGGACGACCAGGGCGAAGCCGTTAGCGATTACCGGATCGTCCGGCATTCCATCGGGCAGCAGTACCAGGACGCTACCTGGAATAGTCGGCCCGCCCTCGATCAGTGGGCCGACTGTAGGCGCCACGCCCTGGCGCGCACCGATCAAAAAGCCCGCGCCTGCACGTGCAGCGTCTGCCGTCAGGCTGGCATTGCCCGGCAAGGTGGCGGGCACGCCAGTACGAGCGAGCAACGCCGTCGACGAGCTGGGCGTGCTGCCCTGGATGGCGCTTCGAATCTCAGAGGGTGTGCGCATCAGATCGACCAGGGGATCAAACGCCCCTGACGGCCGCTTAGCCATCGACCCAACACCGGACACCACACCGAGGATCTGCGAGCGCAGTTGTTGCAGGCGCAGGCCAATACCCGGCAGGCCTAAGGCCTTTTCTAGCAGGCCGACCCAGCCCCCACCGATCCAGGATTGAATCTCGCCGACCAGGGAGTCAATGCGGCCGAACAGATCAAAGATGCCGTCCTGCCAGGTGTATTCATCTTCCAGCCCCAGTACGCCGATATCGACGAACTCAAACTGCCGCTCAAAGAAAGGTGCGTCGGGCGTGTCCTCCACAAACACGACGCTGATCTCGGCATAGTCCGGCCGCTCGGCGTGGTGCTTGGCCTCGCCGGTACTACTGACGACGTTCATGCTGCCGTAGATCGGGTGGATCAGTTCGCCTGTACCTGGCGTATTCAGGGTACGGAGAATGTTCTGGAGTTCGATTTCATAGTTGACGCCGAACACCACCACTTGCATGGGAATGCGCCGGGCGCCACGGCCCAGGTCTTTGACCCGGTCGCCATCCTTGAAAGGCGTTCCATGCTCAGACAAAGCGCGCTGCCATTGCAGGCTTTCGCTTTCGATCTGGAGCGGGACGCCACGGAAAGAGGCATCCAGCAAGTTCTCTGCCCAGCTCATCCGCCGCGCCTCATTTGGATGTCAGTTCGGCGCTCGACCTCGGCCTGGATCATCCGAGAGTCAGTACGCACTTCGATTACCAGGGGCTGGGCGAGCAACGAACGGAGGCGATCCTCAGCTGCTTGCGCGGCAGGATTGGCACCGATTGCACCTGGTGCGGGAATGTTGCCCGCAATGCCAGGAAAACCCGGAGTGGTGGCCGCTGATAGTGGATTGGCCAGGCGCTGTGCCTGGGAAGCTAACCAGGTCGATGGCTGGGCTGTTCCAGATTGCGACATCATGTCCCGCAGACGTTGTTGTGCGGTGAAGGTGTCGGCACCCGCAGCAAGGGCGCGATTGGAGATGCCCTGCGCCCAGGTATTGGCTTCGTTGACGGGCAAGCCCGCAGCGGTCAGGCCGGTTTCATGGTGCGCCAGGCGCTGCGCCTCGGTTGAAAGCCAGTCAGATGACTGGTCCGGATTCTTGTCGGCCAGGGCCATTCGGTTGCGGTAGAAAGCGGTTTGGTAGGTACGCTGGTCATCATTGAGCAGCTTACTGCGCTGGGCTGCATCCAAGCGACCTTCGTCTGTAGCCGTCGCGCTTGCCCCACCGATCTGGGTAGCAGTTGCGCCCAAGGCCATGGGGGCCAGCCATGGGGTGATAAAACCACCGGGCTTTCCCTTCCCCTTTTCGGAACTGGACCCATTCGGAAGGTCTGGCGCGCCAGTACCACCGAGAGCAGCCCCTACAGGCCAGTTGGTAACGAACACTGATGTTACGCCCGTGGCTTCCTCCAGGACCTTGCCCACGGCAATGCCTTTGAGGGTTTCAGGTCCACCCATGAATTTGTTGATCAATGCACCTGCGCCAGATTTGGCACCGCGAGCGGCATAGTAACCACCGACACCGAGAGCAGCGCCACCGGCCAGCATCTGCGTGCCAGACAAGTTCAGGTCGTCCAACAGGTAAGAGCCCATATCGGCAAGGCCTTTATTCAACGGAGTTGCCATACGGTCCATGGCCTCGGCCAGTGTTGCCTTCATGCGTGCGGCAGTACCACTTGTGCTTTCGGTGTTTTCCTTTAAGTCTTTGCTGTAAATAGGTTCAGCATTACCCAGCGTTTTAGCACCTGACTTTAAGTCATCCAGGCGGTCGCCAGTTAGCATGCTGCGCCAGCCACGCACGGTGTCCTGGTCCATTCCCTTGAAAACAATGCCCATGAACTTGGCGCGCTGCTCATCATTTTTCATTGATTCAAACTTGCGCTTTAAATCGCTAAAGATCTCTTCTGGGTTACGCGAACTTTTATCTTTATTGAAAAAATTGATGCCTGTGGTTTTTGAAACTTGGTCTCTGTACTGCTTATTGCTAAATACGCGCAAGGTGGACTCAGCTAACGTACCAAGTCTATCGGGTTGTAATTCAACCTTAGATAGCGACTCAGTGAATGCCAATGCTTGTTCAATTGACATACCCGCAGCCGCAGCGGCACCTCCGATTTTAGGAAACAAATCGGACAGGTTTTCAAGTTCAGCGTTACCGAGTCTTCCCGCGACTGTCATTTTTTGCAGCAGATCAAGCGCCGCACCTTCTTTATTCAGGTCAATGTTGAATGCGCCAGATGCAGCAACAACTGCTTTGCCTAAGATTGCTGGATTTGCACCGGTAATGGCATTGGCTTGACCGATGGCATCACCAGTTTTCTTTGCCGCATCGTAGTTCACGCCAGATGCAATCAGAGTATTGAATCCGGTATCTACGTCTGCACGGGTAGCACCATAAGTTTTAGCGATTCGCCAGCCTTCCGTATGCCACTCGTCCTTTTCCTCATTGGTCATTCCCGCAGTCTGTTTGGTACGGATCAGCACACGCTCTAGTTCGGAGTTTGCTTTCAATCCAGCGACTACTCCGACCCCAACACCCAGTCCCGCCAGCTTCCCTTGCATACTGCCGCCCAGGCCCTTGATGCGATCAAACTCCTGACGCACACCCATCGCGATGGTTTTCAAAGTACGCAGGCTGCGACCGCTGTTCTGCGCCATGCGACGGAAGGATGCTTCTGTCTTATCGACGCTCTGACGCAAAGGCTGTACACCTTGCCGGTCGGCGCTCTGCAACTCAGTTTTCGCATCTCTAGCAGCCTTGCGAGCGGCGTTGGCCATATCCTTGAGTTCGGCAGTTGTCTTGCTGACCTCGATGCGCGTGCCCGAACCAGCCGTAGCTGTTTCGCGCATTGCTGCACGGATCACTTTATAGCTGTTGGCCCCGACCTGCCCGACCTTGGTGATGGCAGAAGACGCCTTCCAGCTTTCATCGGCCAGAGCCTTCGCGCCTTCCTTGCCAGCCTTGCGCAGGTCACGGTTGATCTGCTCGATCTCGCGCCGACTGTTACCTGCATGGGCCTGGAAACGAAGCGCGACGCGCAGATCGGACATAGATAACTCCTGGAGACGGACTTACAGGGACAGGAAAGGCCCGGTGTCGAGCCTGTCATCTGGGTTTAGGCAACGCTTTGCGCTGGCGCTGACTGACATAGCGGGTGCCTTTGACCTTGCCGATGATCAGATCAATACGTGCATCGATCTCGGCCCTGGTCATCTGGCGAAGCTCTTCTAGCCGGTAGCCGTGGCGGACGAAGGCGTGTTCGATTCGTCGCCAGTCAGCGTTGCCGCGTTCAGCGGCGCGAGCTTTTTTTCCAGTTCAGCATCGGCGTCGGCGATGATGGCCAAGTCGCTTTCCAGCAATGACTCGCGGAGCAATTCAGTGGTCAAATTCTCGGCAGGAATGTCCCCAATCGAAAGCAATTGGCGACGGTAAACCTCAATGGTTGTGAGATGCCACGGCGCACCTGGATACGTCTCATGGGCACCGATCAAATCACCCGCCACTGGAGCCCGCAGAGTGAAGCGCTTATGCCGTGTTCCTGCGAAGTAAACACCGACGGCCAGGTCGCGGGTGATGGTTAAACCGTCCCACTTTTTATCCACTTGCTCGGTCATAACGTTATTCCGTGTAGTAGTTGAGAGCAGCGATGGTCAGGTCACGGGTGGCTTCACCTTCTACCTGGTACTTGCTACCTGTCTCGACCAGTGAACAACCGGTCCAGGTTTCACGCTTACCGCCGCCATCCTGGGGATAGACGGTCAATTTCGCGTCGACCAAAGCGCGCCAGTCCGGTTCGCCGGTTTTCGGAATAGGGACCGAGATTTTCAGTTCGTATTCTTCTATGCCCTTTGCAGTGCCCGTGGCACGGCCGGTGCGGTTCATTGTCTTGACGACCTTACGTCCGGTTTTAAGGTTCGGCTCGACGCTCGTTACCTCATAATCGGTGCCGTTGATCTCCAGGACGATCAGCCCTACATAGCTATCAGACATCTAAAGTCACCTCTTACAGGAGTAGGTCGATGCGACCGGCGAACACATGCAGGCCGTTGACGACATCGACAGGAATGGTTGCGTTGAGACGGTTCACGTCCTGGGTCGAACGCTCGACCACCAGCCCGGCCGCGTTGGCCTCGACCTCTTCGACGATCTCCAACTCCTGCGCCTTGAGCAGCACGTCCAGCAGCTCGCCGCGTACCGCCGCTGGGGTTTTCTTCGAAAGCTTGGAGCGCGGGAAGCGCAGGCGAATACGGTCACGGCACGCCATGCGGATGTAATACAGGGTGCGAATGGTGGTCAGGTCCAGCAGCGAAACGTCTGTGGCGCCCGCAGCAGACTTGGTATATGTGGTCACGGCACGGACGATCTGAATGACATCGCCCGCCGCGACTTCCAGTGGGGTGACACCGTTCGCCAGAGCGGTTTCCTGCTCAGTTCGGCCGAGACGCTGGGTGATGGGCGGCACCTTAATTCCGGCCAGTTCCAGAGTGTTCAGCGGGCGCGCCGGATCTTCCTCCGAGGCGATCATCGCGGCATAGGCAGCGGCTACCTGCCGCGCCGTCGATGCAGTGCCTGGCAACACCGCCAGACTGATCGCGCCGGAGTTCAGCGACGTAGCCAGCGTAGTGGCGGCTGACAACGTGCTGGTCAAAGCCGCAACACCGATAATGCCTTGCTGCTCCATCGAGTTGGTGTAGACCTTGATGTGTTCGCGCAACGCGGTCAGTGCCGTAGTGCTGTTCCAGGCCGGGACCAAAATGGTAAATCCACCTAGCGCGGTCGCGTCGAGCGCGGGCTTGATGTCCGGCTCTGCGTCATCCACGACAACCACGCCGACTGCCGATACTGAGGCGTAACGATAAGCTGTGATAAAGGCGTGGGCCATTTCCTCGGCGACGGTTCCGCCGAACAATGCCTTGGCCTCTGCCGCGCTATAGAACGGTGTCGGAACATTGGCTGCTACCGTTGCACCTTCGCCCAGGGGAACGATCAGGCAGACGTTCTGCTTGTTTGTCGGCAGTGTCCGTACCGCCAGGCTGGTATTGAACTCCATGTAAACGCCCGGCTTGCGAATCGAAGCCGGGATGGTGTCAAAGGAAATGCTCATTCTGCGGATTCCTGTGCGGGTTGTTTGGCACTGGCGCGTGAGTTTTCGGCGGTCAGCAGTTCACCCGTCGTCACCCGGCGCCGGTAGTAAGAGGTGTCCGGCACGTCGACGGCCTTGGTCTCTTCGATGTACTTGTACGGATCTTCTTCCGTGGGCACCCGATGACCAGGTGCGGCTTTAACGCGCATTACACGTCCCTCAATTCAATGTTGTCGGTGGCCACCGGCTCGGGGTTATCCGATGGGGTGTGGTACTGCATGTCGATGCCGAGCAGATCTGGCAGATCAAGCGCAGGCTTTTTCCAGTCCAGCTCGATAGCGAATGACTGCCCCAGGACAGACATGTGGTCACTCTCAAACTTGCCGTTGACCAGGTTGGAAAGCTCGGTCGGACGGATAGCCGCACGATCTGTCCAGGGCTGCCATTCCACCAACTGGTGCATGCAGGCCTCCCACAGGTCGTAGCTACCTATGTCCTTCGAGCCACTGCCGCGCCGGGTTTCCCGCTCGCCACGGGGATGCCGTGTGACAATTACCAGGCGGAAAGTAATCGGCACTGTGTAGCGATCATGACTACGCCGCTGAAACATCACCTTGGGCACCATGACCAGAACGGCCGGACAGCGCTTGAGCAACCCAGACACCAGGTCCGGGTCGCTCAGTTCACCGCCGTAGCTTTCCACGACAAGGCGCGGGATCTTGGCGACCAGTTCCTTTAGGCGGGCCTCAATCAGATCCTCCAGTTCGCCCAACATCAGAGCGACCTCAAGGTGGTGCGAGACATGAGCCGTGGCTGACTGGTGAGCTGCATGCCCGACCGGCCCGCCTCGGCAGCACCACGTTCCTTGTCTTCCTTGGCTAGAGTTTCAAGGCGTTTGAGTACATCCTTGTAAAGCACGCGCACCGTCGACTCTTCCTTGCCAGCATCGTCATACAGGTGGTAACGAGCGATCTCGGCCAGATCATCGGCCACCCACTCCGGGGCATCCTCGCCAACTGGGCGGAAGCGCAGGTAAAACGAAATCTCACTGCGCGCCCGAGCCACTGCATCGGCAATCCGTGCCAGAGTCACGACTGCAATTGCCACGTCTTCCGCGTCCCAACTATCCAGCGGCTCGCCAGCAGCGGCAGCAACCAACAGTTCTGGCTCAATGGTCCGTTTGTCATCAGGAACAGCTACCTGAGTGATATCGCGGGCGCCAAAGCGAATCAGAAGTTGAGTGGCGGACGGCAGTGAGAGGTTCATTTACCTTCGCCCTCGGCCTTGGTCGCCTTGGCTTTCCCGGTTTTGGCTGGCGGTTTCGATGCCTGCGCCTTGGCGTCTTCACGCGCTTGATCTTCCTGGATCGCGTCGCCCCAGAGGGAGTCAAGTGCTGCGTCAGTCGCTGCTGGTTCCTTGGCCACTGCACGCGCCCGGTCTTCCAGGAGGGCATCGTCCCAAAGGGAATCAAGGCTGCCCGCCACCGGGGCTACGGGCGGAACCACTCCATCACCCAGCGCTGTAGCGTTTGCTTCAAGCGCCTGCGACTGATCATTTTGTGCGGTGCCGGCCGCTTTCGATACATCGACTTCCTGGAGGTTTTCATCGCGACGGTCCTGTACCTGGTCGAATTCATCCCCCTCATAAGCAAGGATCAACTGAGGCTCTTTTGACAGAGCCCGCAACTGCGCTTCCGAAAAGAAGTCATCCGGGTAACGCGCGGCCGTGCTGGAGTGGGCGATGCCACAACGGCGGAAACCGTCATGTTTCGAGGTGATCACAATGGTCATGACGCCCCCTTAGCCCAGCCAGGCCGGTGCAAGTACTTCGGCGGTGCCTGCCCATTCGTTGCCGTTGTCCGCATCCTTGACCAGGATCTTGCGAGCAGCGCCTTCCAGTTGGGATGGAACAACCAGGAGGCCGGGGTTAATACCTAGAGGGCGACCACCATCGGCCTGGAAGTTCTTCATGGCAGCACGGGCCAAACCGTAGTTTTCAGCCGTCAGCGGAGCTTTCGAGCAATAGGCGAACTGCCAGAAGCCGAAGCCGACGTTCACACGCGCATCCACGCCATAGCGGTATTCGTCGCGCATGAAGACGCTTTCGTCGTCCATCGCGGTCATCGCTTTCAGGTCGTAATTGCGACGGTTCTGAAAGATGATGGGTTTCAGGGCGCGGCTGACATCGAGCAGATACCAGGCCGGACCCGTGCCGTCCTGGTAGTTGCTGACGGAAACCGCCGTGCCGGTCGCATCGGTCGATGGGTAGACCGGATGATCGGTGTCGAAGAAGTACTGGCCGTCGTAACAGGTGGTGGTCAGGCCAGCCTTGAGCAGCGCGAATACCAGCTCGTCCGGATGCGCACTGGAAGCACGGCCCATTTCGGCAAACAGCGGTTTGTAAACCCCGATCTCGTCGTCTTCGATAGCGTCGCGAGGGACACCCACCGAGGACTCAAACTTTTTGTTGGTGATGGAGTAACCATGCGCCGCCATGTTCTTGAGAACACGGTCGCCGATCCACTCACGGAACGTCGGGAACTGACCCAGCCAGCCATAGGTGTTGCTGGCGGACGAGGACGGAACCGGTGTGGCAATACGCTTCCAGTCGGTCGGTGTCGCGGCCTGAGCGTTTTGGAACTCGGCCTTGTACGCAACAAACAATGCGTTCAAGACACTGGCGTTAATGATCATGAATCTCTTCCTTTATATATAGGGGGGAGTTACGCCTTGCCCTTGATGAATTCCGCTTCGCTCAAACCCATCAGCTTGGCGACCTGTTGTTCCTCGGCATTGAGGGCCGTGGCGATGTTGTCCGGTTTTTTATTACCCAGATCAGATGCCGCAGCCACGACAGGGGCTGCTGTCACAAACTCCTTAAAGCGCGCCAGGCCCGCTTCGTCCTGGCACATGGCGCGGTGATACTCGACCGTGGACGGGGTGATCTTTCCGGCCTGGGTGGCCGAAGTGATGACCGCCTCGACTTCCTTGTCGTGCTCGGCCTTCTTCTGGCTGGCCAGCGCCTGTTCGGCGTTGGTGGCACGGCCGACCAGGGCGTCGTAGTCCGCACGCGGGACGAACTGCGCCAAGTTTGGCTGTTCGGTGTTGGCGGCCTGGGCGGTAGTTTTGAGTTGGCTTGCGGCCGACATGGCCTGTTCTTCGGTGGCGGTATCGGGCAGGCCGAGCAGTGCCAAAAACGCAGCTGAAAGTTTCACTGGTGTGATCTCCGGGGCTTCTTGATTGAGGGCGGTCATGAGGAAGTTGGGAATGTTGGTCAGCGCTGCACTGACCATGCGCACGATGCGTCTGTTGTCGAGGTCGTAGTCGAACACCGGGGACAGGAAGCGATACTCTTTGGCCTCGACCTGAGCAGCACCGCGAGGCGTCCATTCAACGCGGCCCCACAGAGCGCCATTGCGGACTTCGAATTGTTTGACCCAGGCACCGGCTGGGGCTTCCTGGCCAACGGATGCACGGAGCTGTGTGGCGTGCTCCCGGTCAATGACCAGATCGATTGCTCGACCGATGAAATTGGACTGCACCAGTTCGGTGGCCATGTCATCGAACAGCCAGGCGCGGCCATCGCGACCGGTGACGGTCGGGCCTGCAGGGATAAGTTCAACCCAGTCGGGGGCCTTCCCATCGGAAAGCTCGACGGAGCTGTAAATTTCTGAGTTAGCGGCGAGTTGAGTTTTCATGCCGCCAGTCTGTGCAGCTAGGCGGAATGAGTGAGTATCAGCGGGGTTTAAGAATTTGCGCCTTGGGGGAAGGCTGCGAGGGGAAGTAACGTCAACCCATTCTATACGCAAAGAATTGGAGGTATCGGTCTCGCGCAGACGTTATCAATACCGCTACAACTGAATCTAACGCAGGTCTAACGCCGTTTAACCAGTCCACAGACGGCGGATGTACCCGCAAGCCGCTATCAGAGCGTCTACGTGATTCTGCGTCGTCACTCTGTTATTGGCTCCATCAGGTACTCCTGGATGATCGCCAGTATCTCGATATCGTCGCCTGATGATAGGCCCAGGTAGGGTCTTGCCTTGATCTCGGAGTCATGAGCACCACGGGTAACCCACTGCGCAAAGTTGGACTTGCTCTTCTTCACAAAGCGGTTGCCCACTGAGCCATCTTTGCCCTGACGGAAGTAGACCTGCTGTGATCTGGCTGCATGCTGGACCTTGCCGCCGAACTGGTGGATGGCGCCGTACACGCGGTCTGTACCGAACGACAGTTCATTGCGGCTGACGTTGTGACGCAATGTATCCTGGAGCGTGCCCTTGTCGCGCAGGATGCGACCTCCCTTCTTGCGCGCCAGGGTCGAGGGGGCAAGTGGCGCCCAGGGCGAACCGTCTGGAGCGACCTGCTGACGAAAGCGGTCATCCGTCGATTGGTGCAGGTATTCCGCGATGTCGTTGAGCGGCGTTGTCAGGTCGCCTAGTCGCTCGACCAGATCGTCCAGAGCCTTGCCTACTGGGCTTGTATCGACGGATACCTCAAGCATTGAACCAGCCATGTCTGCTCCCTATTCGGTACGTCGGTAAAGCAGGATACCCAGGCGCAATGCCTCAAGGTACTGCTCGCTGTCATCCACAAACCCTGTAACGCCGGTCCAGCCATCTGCGCCCTGGTCGAATACAGCAACAGCTGGATCAGCCTTCCCTTTGACCTGGACGTGCGCCAGGTAACGACGGCGCAACACCGCTTTGCCTTGGTCTGGCTGCCATTCCAAGCGCGCCCAGATCTCGTCAGGTGCCTTAATGGCCTCAGCCAACAACGGTAACTCGCGGGCCTTGACTTGTTGGGCCAATGCTATTGCACCGGTTTTGGCATCTCTGAACATCGCCCGCCCGATGACTAGGGCATCACCGGTCACATCACGGAACACAGCCGGAGTGGCATCCGTGGCACCGAACTCGCCCAGGAACTGAGTCACTGCCTGGGGGGCAGACACTTTGGCCGGGAGCAGGCGCTTTGCTGGGATTTGTCGAGGTTGCGGCAAAGGACCGGTGGGCTGACGGTTGGGTAAACCTGTTGCCGGTGTCGGAGCTGCTGATGGTGCTGGTATCAAGTCGCGGGGGCGTAGCTGGGGCACGGAGTTCGTCAGGCGTGATTGACCAGGTGCATATTCAAAGCCTGGATCAATGCCCTTGGGCACTCGCACTGTGCGTGGTCCATCAGGACTGTTCTGGCCAATGACCCGATCTTCCCATTCAGTGACCGGTGCCGGACCAATCGTCAGCCCTTGGCGTTCAACGTCCCTGGCCGAGAGCATGAACTTTTTGCACTTACAGCCCCAGCCGTTTTGTGGAGTATGAGTTGCCCACCAGGGGTCATCGAGCGGCAGCGTGATGCCATTCCAGGACAAGTGCATTGGCCGTGGGTGCGCACTGTCGCCATGACGATAGACTGCATAGGGACGGCGTTTGCGCAACTCTGGGTCGGCCATCTGGGCTTCGCGGCCAGCGTTGTACGACTGGCGCAGGTTGGTTTCCCAGATGACATTGGTACGCCAACCGCGCTCGCCCTGGTACTGCCAACCATGTTTACCGACGACCTGGTCAAAGTCTTTGCGGAACTGCTCCAGGGTGGTGCCGCTGGCGATGGACTTCTCTACGGCACCCCGCAGGTCGGCCAGCAGATCCCGCTTCGCAGCACCCGCCACGACGAAGGCATAGTCGTGTTCAGCAGCGTAAACGTCAGTCCATGCGCGAGTCGGTAGGTCGACCTTGCCACGGAAATAGTCGATCTGTTCTTTGAATGGCAAGGAGCCGTGTGAGACCGCCATGGTTACAGGCCTCTCAGAATGTCATCGCGGCCAGCCAGGCTGGCGGCCGTCAGGCCATCAGCAATCGCATCGGCCAATTGGCTGGTGGTCATCGCTGGATAGGCTTCGATCAGCCGATCCCGGAACTCTTCCAGGCTGCTGACGGTGTCGAGTAGTTCCTTGATCTGCTCGACCATGTCATCCATATAGCCCCCCACAGTCCGCTCAAGCGTCCCCACCTGGTTATCCACGATGTCCGGCATTACCACCGGCTTGGCTGGCTTTTGCTCGCTGTTGGTAGCCTGGGCCAGCGCAGGAGTGGCAACGGGTGGCGGGATGCCCAGCAGTTCGGCACCCTCGGCCGGAGCCGGGATATTGAGTTTGTCGCGGATTACGGACTGCTCGACCTTCAACCCTAGCGGAACGAGTGTCTTGAGCGCCTCGATCAGAATCTTGGTGTTTTCTGGCTTTGGCACATCAATGATCAGCCGCGGATACGGACGACCAGGTGCAAAGTTCAGATCGCACCAGGGTCGCACAAAGTAGCGGTTCAAGGTGTTGGATTCGGCCTTGGCATCGGCTTGCAGCAGATCTATACGAACTTCATTATGAATCGTTGCTTGGGCCTGGCTGGAGCCGTCATCGGTGGACATGGTCTGACCTACCACGGCCTTACTGACTTGTTTATCCCACCATTCGGCCAGGCCTTTGAAGAAGTCCCCAGCACCGGCCACATTGGCCGCCTGGGTAAAGTCAATGCGCATGCTGTCCGGTATCACTGCTGCCGCATCGCTGCCCAGGTTGGCCACAGCTGACATCAGGGTGCTGATATCTTCCTTGCTCGCACCAGCGCCATACCGGCCGACACGCATTGGCATGCCGAAGATGTCAGCAAAGCCCATCCAGTCCTTCCAGGTCCAGGCCTTGCACATGTAGCCAACAGCCGCGAGACGCGCCAGGCCGCCCCGGATCGGCAGACCAGAGCGGATACGCGGCAGATGAACAATGAACTTATACGGTGCCAGGGCAACGCCATTGATCGGATCAGCCTCATCGAGCAGGCGCAGCTCCCGGCCGGTTTCACGGTCAAATTGGAAGAAACGCTGGTCGCGAGGCTCGAAACGTTCAGGATTCCAGGTTTTACCGCTACGGTCCCACATGATTTCGGAGACGGCATAGCCTTTGCCCATGGCATCAGTAAGGTCCGCCTGAAGCTCGCCAAACTCGGGAGAGTCAACCAGTTCCTTGAGCTGATCGGCCCGGCGTACGTCCTCGGGATCGTCGCTGGCTGCTTCGATCCGAACGGACAACCCGGCCACTGCCAGCTTACGTGTGCCTAACACCGAGGCGTAATGCAGATCCCTTTCTTCCATTTCCTCGGCAAGGGTCAGGTAGTCATTGGCCGATCCCTCGGCAGCGGCCCGCAAAATACTCGCCAGGCGCTGGGGCGTTAGGCCATTGGCCACCGACTGGTGCCAGATCTGGCGAATGCCGGTGGTGCGGGCAACGGCCAGCTCTTCCGTGAGTTTGTCGTACTGAATCGGGCGACCGTACTGGTCGACGATGCGGGATTGAGCCATTACCAAATGCCTTTCTGAGAGCGCCACCCAGCCCCGTGCTTGATCTCGCGATCATGCTGGGCGGCTGGCTGGACGCGGTGATATTCGAAGATCTCGACGTCTTGACGGGACGCATAATCGGCCAGTACTGCCGCGATACCGGCGTCGCCATGGCGCTTTGGCCCGGACTTTTCGCCCTTTTCGTTGGTCCGCTTTTCGGGAATGCGAGCCACGCCCTTGACCATCCGAAAGGCACGCACGTCGCTAACAACATCCTTGTCGGCCGGGATGTCGTAGAAGGTGTCATCTTCCAGGGCGGCCTTGAACGGCGGCATGTTGTCGCGATACCAGCCCTCGGTGAGCATCACACGCTCGATGCGGTTGAAGCCGAACTCGACGGCAGTGTCTTCGGACAGTTGCGAGCCGTTGCCCCTGGCGTCGTCGGCGCCTTTTAGAAAGTTAGGTAAGCGACGGATGATGTAGAACTTGATCTGGAGTTGTTGCTTGAACGGTACGTTACGCAGCTCGACCACAAAGGGCGTGCGTTTGCGCAGGTTCTGTTCTTTGAGCAACGGCCAGAAGACCGAGAGGTCGCCGGAGCGGCCGAAGTCCATGCCATAGAAACTCTGAACGTCCAGCGGGATGGCCGACAGCAACGGAAGCAAATGCTCTTCGCACCACTCCAGGGATTCGGCCAGGCGCAAGTGTTCGGCGATGGTTTCGTAACCCTGCGGGTACGCCAGGCGCAGTACCGGCACGCCACGGTTACTGCGCTGCTCAACCAGGGCCATGCTGAGGAAGGCACCGCCACCTTGGGATGGCACGCAGTCTAATTCTTCGTCGGCTGCATCGCCGTAGAAGCCGTATACGTCATTCACCCAGGCGATTTGATCCTCAAGCCTGTACTCAATGCCTTTACGCAGGCAGACACGCTTGTACAGACCATCGGCAACGGCTTCACCGAACGTGCAGCGGAACACTTCACCATTGCGCTTGCCTGCCCGGATTTCGTTGACCAGGTCGTTGAAGGGGTTCTCCGTGCCGTCATGGGTGCTGATCACATGGACTTCACCGCCCCAGATCAACAGAGCCATGGCAGCTTTCAGCAGCTCGGCCAAGTCCGCATGGAACGCGGCTTCATCGATCACGACAACGCCCTGGCGGCCACGCAGGTTGGACGGGCGACTGGTCAGCGCGACGATGCGGTGGCCGCTGGGAAACGCGATGGTGTAGGTCTTGATGTGTTTGTCGGGGTCGCTGTCGGGCCAGATGCCTTCTTCTATTTGCTCGGCCGCGTAGTTATAGGCCCGCGCCCACATGGCACATGCCTGGATGTATTCCACGGTCATGTCCTGGTTGTAGCCCAGGTAGTAGACCGTTTGACCACCCGCTGATTTTTCGCTGGCAGCCACAAGGACGTTGTCTGCCGCTTCGGCCCAGGTGAGACCAATACGCCGGGACTTCTCTCCCACCTTGAGCGGGGCACGGAGGCCAATCCATTCTTTCTGGTAGTCGAGCAACACCGCTGGGGCAAGCAAGGTGGCAGTGCTATCCAGGACAAGGGGCACGCTCACGATGCCATCCCCAGGATCTCGCGCCGAATTTCATCAGCCGTTGATTGGGACATACCACCTTTCTTGGCGATTTTTTCAACGCGGGCCGCTGCGGTCTCGACCTTTTCCCGCCATTCGGCTTGCCATTTCTTCTGCACCACCGACGCCTTACCCAGCTCGGCCACAGCCTTAGCCACTTTGGGCAAGTCCATCTTGTCACCGTCGGTCATCAGCAATTTGAACAAGTGTTCTTGCACCAACCGCATCAAAGCTTCGTTGACCGCGCCTTCTTCATCCGGTGCAGCAGCCACTACGGCACGGGCCTGCTCGCTCGCCATCTTCAAGGCCGATAGCTTGGACTCAAAGTCTTGGCCGTAACGGTGCAATGCCGACTTGCTGATCGAAAAACCACGGGTCGCTAGTTCTTCGGCCAGGGCTTCATAGTCACTAAAATTGTTTTCGACCAGGGCCTTGTCGAACCAGATTTTGACCGACTTGGGCAGACTGGCGACTTTGCTGCGCGGGGGCATGAGGTCAGCTCCAGTATTTGTCTGGGCGGGCAATGCCTGGATTGCAAGGGATGGTGTACTCGGCGATGTCGACGCCGTAATGGGTCAGACCACAAATCCATACACCGATTGGCTGCTTGTTCAGCGTGACCAGGCTACGGTCAGCCAGGTAATCCAGCTCGCGGCGTAGTTCCAGGCTCGTGGCGTCCTGGAAGATGCCCTGGATGGTCGACAGCACTACAGCCTCGTGGGGATCAACGGGGCGCGACGTGTTGAGGGTGAGAATGATGTACCAACGCAGGGATTCCCGGCGCACCTTGGCTGGATCAATGTTCATGGGCGTAGTCCTTTGAGTTGAACGTTTTCTAACTTGAGCGCTAGGCCATCTAGCTTGGATTCGATAATGGATTGGTTGCGTACCCAGTCCTCACGGCGGACGTAGTGCAACGGCATATCGCCGCGCAGACGCTCCATGCCGATCTCGACCTGGCGTAGGCGCTCACTGTCCTTGTCCACAATGGCGAAGCGTTGATCCAGGCGCCGTTCCATTTGCACCAGGAGCATTTTCATTACACCGGCAAAGGCGCCCAGGATGGTTACGGCAATACTGATCATCTGCCACACCGGCATTTCGAATGTCGCCATCAATGCGTTCTCCTTTCGCGATGGTTTTGGCACTGCGCGCAACGTTGCACGCCGGGGATGGCCTGGCGCCTGTCTTCTGGGATAGGCATGTCGCAATCAGCCACCTGACAGAATTCGGCCGAAGGGCCGGTCAACTTTTCCACTTGTGCCAAATGATTCGCTAAAGCACTTTCGTTGTGCAGGGCTTCCAGCTTGCTGGCGTAGTCACTTGCTTTCATTGCGGGTCCAATTGATCAGGTCTTTGAGCTGTGCCCGGCAGATTCCATACAGCTCGCCATTACGTACCTGGTTGGTCAGGAGTTGTTTTTGGGTGACGCCTGAGTCGAGGTCGTCAGCGGTTCCGGTTCCGCTGGCAGGCGCAGGAGTTCGGCCGGAGCCGTTCGGGGTTGGCATTGCGGGACTGGGGGCAATACCGTTGGCTGTGTTCCACACGCGGACAAAGCCAGTAGTGAACACAGCAACAGGTAGCGCTTCGGGCTTCGCATCCAGTTCGCGGCGGTAGAGTTTGGTAACACGGGTGATTTCTCCAGTGAGTCGGTCAGTGGTTTGACGTAGGGCTTCTTTGCTTTCAGCAAGCTGGACCGCCAGCTCGTTACCCTTGTTTTGGTCGGTGCGCGACTGTGCCAACGCAGCGTCAGAGGCGCGCTGCTTTTCCACCGCGTACTCTTTGCGCAAGACAGCAACGGCTGTTTCTCCCTCAGACTTACCCAGTCTGTACCCCTCGTCTTTGCCGTCCTGTCGGTTCAGGTGGATGCCGTACACCACGGCGCCGATAACGGCCACATACCAGAGCAGCGGTTTGACCAGATCAAAAAGGCCTTTCATTGGCAGACTCCCTGGCCCCAGCCATCAGCGACGTACAGTGCTTCCCAGCGCAACAGGATCAAGCGCGGGTATTGACGGTTTTCTTTGAAGGCAGCGGCCGAGCGGCCGTTGTTGAACCGCTCGACGGAGTTGAACCAGGTCAGCGGATCGGCCCCTTTAACCGATGCCAACTTACGGTCTTTGATTACCCAGCCCAAACCGCCGTTGTAGGCAGAAAGGATCAGCGCCCCTTGTTCGCAGGGGCTACGCGCCTGGATGCGATTCGCCAGCCAGCGGTCATAGCTGACAAGCGCTTGCATGGACCAAACCGGGTTGTACGGTTCGACCTTGCCGAGGGCTTTGGGGAACAGCTCGGCGAGCCAGGTGGCGGTCGAGGGCATCACCTGGCCCAAGCCTTGCGCACCGACAGGCGACTTTGCGTCGAACTTCCAGCGGCTTTCCTGATGGATCTGTGCGGCGAAGGTCGACACCGGGGCATCTAGCCCCCACTCGGCCTGTGCGATTCGGGTTAAGTCGCGGCGGTAGCGATCTGCCTGGGCCGGAATCTCGGCCTTGACCGGTGGGCAGGCAGCCAAGGCAACGACCAAACCCATGCATGCGGCCGCTATATATAGAAGGGAGCGAGAGCGCCGCATGTCAGAGCCCCAGCGTCAGGCCGAGGACACAGCCCAGTACGACCAGGGCGCGGCGGATACCGGCCATGGATTGATCGCAACTCGGAACCTTGTCTGGGCGCGCATAAGGGAACAACGCCCGGTCGAGCCAGTAACCCAGCACACAGCCCAGTGTCACCAGGCCACATTTATATAGGACGACGGGCAATTTCGTTGGCGCGACGATAGCCAGGCAGACCAACAAAGCGATGGTGATCAGAGCCCAGAAGGTCATGCGGGGCGTGCGGGGACGCCGCTTCGGTGCGTTTGAAGTCATGGGGATACTCGCGGTGAGTGAAGAGTGGCGCGCAATGCGGCCAAGTGATTTGCGGCCACCACGGCATCACCGGGTACATGGACGGGGGCCCGGTACTCGGCGAAGGTTGGTGTGATGGTTCTTACAGCGGGGCGTAACTTCTCTTGCTGGCGGACATGCTCTTCGGCACGTGCATCGGCTTGCGAGATATGCGACTGCACCAACTCCCGCCAGTCGGCCGGAACCTTGGCCCATAGCACCGCACGCGCAGCATCATCCCTAGCAGCTTGAATGAGCTGGGCGAACTGGCGTGGCCGCTGGGGCCGAGAAACTTTTGGGGAAGCGGGAGCGGAATGCATGGTGCGAGCCTGCCGTTAGGGGAACGGTGCCAGCTTCGCGTATAGGGGGAATTGGTTGAGTATCAGCGGGGTTTAAGAAAAAGCCCCGCTCGGTGGCGGGGCTGGAGACTTACAAGCTACGAAGATGCTTCATGAAAGCAATGTCTTCATCGGATACGCCTTCTTTCTTTCGTTCCGCCTCCCACTCCGCCTCCGTCTGCTTCTTAGCTGGCTCAGCGAGCGTCAGATCTGGATTGGCAATCTCGGCATCACAATTCAGTGAGTCTTCTTTCCAAACTTTTTCTGAATAATCGATTTCATGCTGTGTTGGCGGGTTAGTAAAGCAAGCCCCATTAATAGAAGACACATTAAGAAGCATCTGCCTGCAACTTGAGTGAACAAAACGAGCACTGTACTTAAGGTTATTCGTTGGCTGTTCTTTGAGTCGATTGTTGATTACTTGCATGATGGACGACTGTTTTTGCCAATCTTTTACCGAACAGGCTTGATGAGCCTGTACCCAGAGGACATTGGCGAACTCACGATTCTCTAATGCCTCTGTAGTCGCTTGCTCAATTGATACGTCTCCCGGATCAGCGGCAAAGCAGCATCCGGTAAAACCAATGAGCAATGCCAGAGTGCTGATTGCTGCTAGCCCTTTCATCAATGCATCGTCCCTTCATCATAACCAAATAGATCGGGCTCATTCTTGCGATGCAGAGCCCTTTGTCGGCGAATGATGTCATAAATGGTCTGATTCGCAAGGTCGTACTTGCTGACCAGGTCTGGGATCGGGGTATTGTTGTCCTTCCAGTCCCGATAGATTTTGGCGTCTCGCAAGGCCCGCTTAAGTGCATCCCCGCGAGGAAAATAAATCAGCCCCCCACCCATCACGCTGCAAATAGCAAAGACAACATGTCGGGCCAGTTCCGCGGCTTCCACACCGGGCTTAATCTCGACCAGGAGCTTGGCTTCGGCGATTTCTACCATTTCACGCAATGAGCCCTCCCAGCGAGATATAACCGTGGGGTCTTGCATGTTTGCCAATACCTTTTTGGCGTCCAGTTGATCGATGTCATCCGGGAACAGTTCTTCGTTCATCGCTCAGGTCTCCCATGTCGGCGGGCATCATAGGTCAATGCTGCAACCATTTTTTGCAGTTGCCCAGGGTCGAGCCATTCCACCCGCTCAACCTTGAACATACGCAAGGCCATGCCATCGGCATACGCCCAGGAGCGTTTGGCCTCGGCGAGAAATGCCTCTATCTTGCCCACCAGCTTTGCCCGGTCTGGCGCCGCTTTCGGTGCTTTTCGGCCCTGCTTTTTAACTTGTGTAGGCTCCCAACCCAAGCGAGCGAATTCGGCCAATACGGCGCCGGTCTGGCGTGGTGTCAGGTCTTTGGCCGAACGCACACCTGCCACGCGAACCAGCAAGGCGCGGTAGGTTTCGTCATCCAGGCCGAGGTCTTTCTTGGCGATATGGATTTTGCTCAATTGCAGATTTCGTGTGCTCATTCTCTCCCTCCTTTGATCAATACCTGGAACGCTGCCGGGTCGGTTCGGGACAGTGCGGCGACACCATGAATGGTCATCGTGAGCGCATGGTCTGTTTCGTCGAACTTACCGGCGGTGCGGATCTGTTCCAGCTCGTTATGGGTGCCGATGTAGATTTCCATCTTGAGCTTGCTGGCCCCCATGGCTAGGCGCTTGTCTCTTTCGCGCTTGCGCTGGGCGCGTTTACGCTCGCGTGCCAGGCGGGTTTTGCGCTGCTTAGGTGTTTCGTCTGTCATGGGTGGCTGCTCATCAGTACCGGACAACCACGTCCGGCAGACCGCCCCAGCAGGCCGGGGCGGTTTCGCTTAATGCAGGGCGAGTTGTTCCTGGCCGTTGACGCCATGGTTGAGACGCACATCGCCAGCCGCGAGAACGCCATGCATAGCGTCAGTCATGGCGCGCATACCGTTGCCCTTGTTGGCGTTGCGGTCGCGACAATCAAGCTTTTCCGTCTCTGAATGGTGCTTGAGCATGTATGCCGCTGTTGCTGGTGAAAGCTCATCGTTGCCAGCAAACGCCATGACCTGTCGGCGTACTGCCGACACCCAAGCGCCACAGAAAACGTCGGCGCGCTTGGTCTTGGTCGCGGGCTTGCAGCGCTTCAAGGTGGTACTGATGAAGTCGCGGCGGGACTGGCGGACCTGGCGTAGTAACAAGGCCATGGTGTAGCTGGCCAGCTCGGCCAGTTCGCCGATAAAGCGCCACTCACCGATGCCCGCCATGAACAGCACTTTGCAGGCGTAGGCCTGTGTAACTGCGCCCACCAGGTTGGCTTCCCATTGCGGTGGGGTCACCTTCGAACCACTACGGGCGGCACACTCGTACACCTCAGAGAGCTGAATATCCGACTCTTCCAAGCGGTACTTTTCCATCAAGGCGCGGGCCTGGCGCATTGCGGTGGCAGCTTCGTGGGGGTTGTTACTGGCTGCCAGGCGCAGCAGTTTTTTGATTTTGTCCAGGGCTTTGGTGTGGTCCATATCGTCAGTTCTCAAGGATTCGGGTGATGTTGGTATTGTTGGCTAGCAGGTGCTTTTTCAGGGAGTTGAAGCTTTTCCAGCACCAGTCGTAGGTGTAAAACTTGATCGCCTCCATCTCGGTGGCTTTGCGCTTACCGTAGATTTTCCGATAGCCCTCAATATCCCTTTTGGTATGAAGAGCCCGAGTTACCTTGCGGTAAAAACGACGAGTTTCTTCGTGCTTCGGCTCGCCGGTTTTGTGGTCGCAATCCAACCAGACGCCCTTCAAATAACCATCCACGTAGACCACCGTGGACCAACTCTTTTTGGTGCTGTCAGTCTGCTGTGAGAGGTAGATCTCGAACCCATCACATTTGAGCTTCATGCCGCCCCACGGGCTTGCCATCTGCTCCTTCAATGCATCCCAATCCGCTTGTTCCATCTTTTCCTCGGCTGCTCATCAGTACCAGGCAACCACGCCTGGCAGACCGTCCCGGATGGCCGGGGCGGTTTCGCTTAGTGACGTGTTGTCGTGCTGGGTTGCCAGCGACACGCAGGAATGGCACCCAACATCTTTTCGCTGGCGACCAGGTCGAACAGCTTGTTGAACATGCGCACGGCTTCTGTCTGGTGGGGCGTTCCCAGGTGGGTAGTCGGTACACCAGTCATATCGACGGCGACTGAGGGTTTGCCGTTTTCTTCGCGGCGATCTTCCAGGGTGATGGTTATCTTGGCCATGGGGCGTCCTACCGTTGAGTTTGGAAAGTAATGTGGTAATCGCGGGCAACCTGACGCACGTACTTCTCTGTCATGTGGTGCTTACGGGCGATCCACTTGGGCGTGTTGCCCATGGCCGCATCGGCCATGATCAATGCCGCGTCCCTGTCGGTGCCCGGTGAAGAGCCTTCAGCGTCGGCAGGCGCTACGGCCTCTGGTACTGCCACAGGGGCCGCAGGTGCAAATAAATGGGTATAAACCGGCGACCGCTCCGGGTTGATGGTGAACGGCGCCGGAGCGCTGCTCATCTGGTGACCGACTTGCTGAACCTTTCCGCCTCGTGCCAGGAACTCGGCAGTCAGGCGGTCGAGGTTGGCGCGCTCGATGTCGTGTTGCGGCGAATGGATTGGTAATGGGTCTTTGGCTGAATCGTGATAGCGCTGCATGATCAGGCCTCCATTCGCTGTTTTAGGCGCTGGATTTCCTCAGCAATGGAATCAACCTGATCAGGTTCGCCATGGATCACCGCGACCACGTAGCTACGACCTGACTTCAGCTCCAGGTGAATGACGTCGAAGGTATTCCGCTCGCTTTCTTCCGCATCGTTGAGCAGGTCCAACAAGCTGGTTTCCGGCCACTTCATCGTTGTCAGAACACCCATGTCACACCCCCGCAATATCAAGGCTGATGGGTTCGTATTGGTCGGTATCACCAACACGTTGATAGACGCGGATGTAGGATTTGGAGCCGATTACCTGGCAGGCGTCGCCAATGGCTTGCATGGCGCGCTGCCAGCGCTCATCGGTGATTTCCATGCGGCGCAGTGCAAGAACACGAGCGGTGCGAATATCGCCTTTTTGGTCGGTTCGAAAGGCGTCATTTACCAGCGTGACTACTTCGGGCCGTGCCCCGGTGGTCCAGTCACGCAGGCACTCATCTATCAATGCCCGCGCAGCCTGGAGGCGTTCGTCGAAAGCGATGCTTTCCTGGACGGCCCGCATGATTTTGAAGCGGCCGTCGAAGCTGATCAGGCTGACATTGCCCTTCTTGCCGCCGATCTGGGCGCCGTACTGCTCTGCGCTAAGTTCGACAAAGGCTTCGATATCACCGAAGGCCGAGGCCTTGAACTTCGCCAGCACATCACTGGCAGCGCGTGCTTTTTCAACCAGGCCAAGTACCAGGGCATCCCGCTCCAGGTCGATAGGTTTGATCATGCTTTCCGGGATCAGCCGCTTTTGAGCATCGACGCGGTAGCCTTCTGGAATGGTTTGTTGTTGTATGGTCATTGACTTACTCACTTTCGGAAACGGTGCCTTCATCAAGCACCATCATTTCGTTGATATTGATAAAGCTGTTGAGCGTGCGACTGCACTTCTCGCAATGGATCACAACATCCAGCAGCTGCTCGTCATGCGCAGCCATGTCGGCGTCAATGCGATACGGTGATTTACAGTTAGGGCAGTTCAGGTCGATGGTTGGCATTGAGAGGCCTCAGTGGAGAGTTGGAAGCGACCAGTCGACAGGACGGGAGGCGCTGATGGGTTCGCGCCATTCCAGGGTCACTCCCTGGAATTGCACGTTGAAACGGGTGCTTCCGGCTGTGCCGTGGCGTTGATAGCCTTCGGTGTGACCGAGGTTAATCAGCCGCTGGCCTGCTTCTGGACTGATGACCAGCCGGTTTTCGGCTGGGTGAAAGCCCTGTACCCGGATGCCATGGGCCTGCAAGTTGCGGGCGGCGGCGTTGAACACCCGCAGGCGGTCGGCCAGGGACGGAGTCAAGACTTTCAACTGGTTGCAGCTAGTGGAGGCGAGCATGTGCGTTCTCCTGATTGCAGCAGTCGGGGTTGATTGGGCAGTGCTGGCAAGCGCGCCAGTGCTGCATCGCCTGCGGGTTATGGGTAGGCGCCGGTTTTTCGCGGTAGCTTTGGCACTGATCGCTAGTGACGATCTCGTCCAGGGCGACACACTCAATGCGGCCTAGGGTTTCCATCACTCGCCGCTCGACACCGGCCGTACTGGGCGATGCATAGCGGTTGGATAGGATCAGGCTGACGGCTGTGCGGCTCATGCCAATGCGCTGGCTGGCCTTCGTTTTATTGCTGGCGGCAACTTCAGCAGCGAGCAAGCGCACGAACAACGGCACCTCATTGCCCCAGGCGGATAGGTTGACCTGGTTCATCGGGTCACCTCCTCGTCAGCCTTGCGCCACACCACCTGATCCAAGTTCGGGTCGTAGACCTGATTGAAGTCGCGCTGGTAGATGGGGTGTTTAGGTCCGGTGTACCGCGACGGCACAAGGCGAAAGCGAGTTTTAATGCCTGGTGTTCCGCCTCTGCGGGTCACGTAGCCAGCCTTTGCCAGGCCCGACAAGTAAACCTGAGCACCGAACTCGCTTATGGACACACCATTGACGCTGGCGGTGGCTGCGGCTTCGGCAGCGGTGAATTCACCAAGGATGCGCAATGCCCGCCAGATGTTTTCTACGCCACCTGCATGGGTCGTACGCTTGCCGTGATGGTTAACCCGTGGGGCTTCGACACCTTCGTCTTTGAGTAACTTCCATTCGGAGTCGCGGCGGTCGATGTTGCGAACTTTGCTGACAATCCCGGCTTTTTCCATATCTCGGAAATAGGCACGTACCGCTTGATCGTCCAGGTTCGATTTGCGCGCAACCGCGTAGGTTGTCAGCGCTTTAGGTCCGGCGTTGACAGCGCGTATAGCTTCCCAAATGTATTGGCGTGGGGACTTACCACCCACCATTACCAAATCTGCTCTGGCTCTTGGCATACCTCAAGTCCTCCGCGACGGTGCTTCGCCGGTAAACCAGCTATCAGAGCCCCAGCCAGAAAGGTCGATACTGTCAAGGCAGCGGGCGCGGGCTTCGCTGTAGACCTTGTACAAGTTGACCGCTACACGACGCAGGCAACCATCTACTTTCTTGCGCAAGTCCTCTAGCAAGTCATCGGCGAAGTGCAATTCGGGGTAGCTGGATTCGGCCAATGCCCGCAGATCGTCGAGCGTGGCGCGTTGCGCAGGCACCCACTCAAGCACTCGGTTATGCAGGCGCTCAAGCTTTGCCAGGCTACTGGGCACACGTTCTTCGCCGATCAGAACGATGGTCCCTTCGCTGGCGTTGTAAATATCGGTCAGGACGTTGGCTACGGCCTTTTCGAGTAGGTATTGCACGTCGTCAATCAACAGCGGGCGACCGCTCTTGGAAAGCTGTTCGGCGACTTGGTCAACCATTACCGACATGGTGGAGGCTGGTTGGATGCTCATCTCGCGGAGGATGGCGTGCAGGAAAGCTTTTTTGCTCCAGGTGTCGCGACACTCCACGTAGTAGGCACGGTGCTGGTTTGCGGCAAAGGCAGCACCGACGCTTTTACCCAGTCCACTTGCTCCGTACATCACCACCACGCCAGGCAACCCCTGTGGACGGTTGTTAGTTCGTGCGATAGCGGCAGACAAGAGGCCGACGTTGGTCAGGGGGACAATCTTGGGAACACTCATAATTCGACTCCTAAAGGTCTTGGGTTAAGCGCGGGCCTGCTCGGCGAACGCGAACATTTGCTGTATCGAGGTGAAGTCCGGGTGCTGCGGGTAGCGGGAATGCCATTGAATTTCTTCTGGTGACAGCGACTCGCCGCTGGTGAGGCGGGCGTCGAGCTGGTTCCAGAGTCGATAGCGGGCAGTTGGGTCGGTGGGCAATTCAAAGGCCGAGGCCTGCGGTGCAGCCAATTGGGCAAAGCGCTGGGCCTCAGCGAGCAGCTCAGGAGACAGGTCGTACTGGCTCGACTGCGAAGTAATGACGCGCATTTCCACGTCTTGCCCGGTAATGGTTTTGGCTTTTTTGACCAAGCGGGACAACTGGCCGCGCTCGCGCTTCTCGGTCGCCTTTTCCAGCATGGTTTTCGGCATGGCAGGGCTGGCGTTGCCGTCGAGCAGCGCCTCGCCGATCAGATCGCCCTCCAGGGAGTGGACCCAAACACGGCTAGCGTCGCGGAAGTCATAGGCCACGCGGACCTGTTCCCCGTGGAAACCGTCCAGGTCTTTAAGGAAGTAGGTGCCGCTGTTCCATTGCACCTGGCAACGGTGGACGGTGCGCTCGACCTGCGGCCGGGTTAGACTTTCGACGATGTTGCTGTCAGCCAACAATGGTTCCCAACCCTCGGCCTCTGCCGACTTCCAAGACTCCATTGGGCTTTGGTGGCGCTTGCGCATAGTCGCAAGGTCGCGGAACTTCGGCAGGCCGCGATGTGGGCGGCGGTTGTAGTCATCGAGTGCTTCTTGCAGGGCCGCGAAGAACACCGAAAATTCAGGTACGACTGTCGGCGCGATACCCAGGGCGAGCTGTTTACGGGACAGTTTGTGGGTCTTGGTAGCGGCCTCTTTATCCATGTCGGCGCCAATGTAACTGTCGAACGTCTTGGCGAGCCGAACCAGGATGGTTTTATGAGGGCGCTCAATTACGCCGCGAGCCTGAGAGTTGTAGGGCAGCGAGTGCGTGATAGTGCCGCCGAGGCGGTCGTTGACCTCATAAACAACGGCGTTGTCAAAACCGCTGCCGTTGTCGACGTAAAACACCTTGTACATGCCGCAACGACTTACGCCGTCACGTAAGGTGTCCAGTGTGGCTAAAGTTGACTCAGCCAGGTTGACGGAGAAACCGACGATACGGCGGGTTCCCCAATCAATAACCATGGTGATTTCCGGGCGGAAAATCTGCCCCGTCAACGGATTGATCACTTCGGCGTCAAAGGTATGACCGTCGGCCACCCACACGTCATTCGGCCAGAGCATGTCGGCCTGACGGCGGTTATAGGCTTTTAAGGCATTCAGTTCATGCGGGCCCATGCGCCCATGCTCACGCACCGATGGGCTGAGTTTTTTCAGCCAGCGGCGTACCGCGTGAATGCTGGGGCAAACGCTGGCATTGATATCCTGGTGCAATTGCTTGAACTGCTCGTACGCCGCTTCAACGCTCGGCTTCTGCGGGCGCTGATAGTGCTTGAGGAATGCTTGCGCCCAGGTCGGAACGCTCATGTCTTTCTGACGACGGGCCGGAGCCAGGCCTATTTCGCCGTGGGCGCGGTAGTCCGCCAGCCAACGCTTGAGCGTGCGCTCGGACAGGGTACGGTCTTCGGTTTTGCGGTCATTAGCGCGGATGATCCTGTCATTCAGGTACGGGCTGAGATCGCCTGTTTTTGCCAATGCGACCAGGGTCAGGATGGCGCGGTTTTGGCTTACCACCTTGCTCATACGCTCGATTTCACGCACGAACGCAAGGCGCGCCGTCATCACGGATGACTGTGAGTCATTCAAGTGTGACGCTTTTTCTGAGTCACGCCCTGTTGTTATTACGTGTTTTTCAGCAACTGGTTCAATGGTGTTTTCTACGAGCGTCGCTGTCAAAAGTGCTGCCTGGGTTTCCTTTGGCAGGACCGAAAGGGTGTACTCAATGGCCTTACTGCCAAGACGTTGCTGGCCTTCCCAACGCTCACGCTTGGCGCGTATTTGAATGGCGCGCTCTGTACCTGGCATTCCAGGCAAGCCAGCCAGTTCGCCGGCTGAATACCAATTACGCATGGCTGCCACCCAATGCACGTTTGAGTTCGCGAGCCTTACGTCCGGCATCATCGCGCAGGCGTTCCAGCCGGCCCAGCTCCGCATTGAGTGCGTCACGACCATAAGCAATACGCCCGCCGCGTTGTTCTGCCAGCCAGTTGGTCAGCGCGTGGCAACTGCATACTTCTTCCAACAGCGGGGCTCTGTAGAACGGCAGGTTGTGATCAGTCCGAGCCGGGCTCGACCATGCATCAAGCATGTGCTTGCTTACATCGTCACCCGATAGTCGAGACATACGAGCTGCAATTTCATAGCGGTCAAGATCGGAACCTTTAAGGATCTCGCCGATCAGCTCACTTACCTGGGCTGCATTGTTGCCGTTACCCGGTATAGCTAGAACCGGCTGGGGGACGGAGAAGATGTCTAACGTCCGGTCGTCTTTGACTTTGCGCATGTTTATCCCTCCGTGCCTGTTTTACGGTGCCGAAGGTCATAAGCTGGGTTATGCTCTTGGCTATAAGTTGCGTTCTTCTCGGCACGTTGTGACCTGATGCGATATGGGGTGCCGTTGGCGTTCCAGCGCTCAGGCCACAAGTCGATTGGCTGAAGGCCGAGAGCCTCTGCAATCGCTCGTTCCATACGTGGGTAAGCTGTACGTTTAGCGTTTTTAACGGCGGTGTCAGAGACGTTGAGTTCACGCGCCAACATAGCCAGCGAAGTGCCTTTGGCACGTAGCTGGTACTTGATCCATTCCCAGCGTTGGGTCGGATTCAAAGGGATTTCGGTTTTGTTCAT